AAGCAAGCCAAGCTGAAGTATCGCGGCGTTACTTACATTAAATCTGGCAAGTAGACTTTTGGGGAGGTGCAATTCCTCCCCTGCCTATTGGCACTGGCCCTTACGAGGATACCCTTTGCCGTCTAGACGGTGGGATAGACCACAACTGACAACTGAATAACTCTAAGCGCTTAGAGATAACGTAACTCTTATCTCTTTTATTTATTACAATGGCTGATACTCTAGTATCCGGCATGTATGGAGGCTCGCCCTCCCTTGCCGCAACTCTGGGTGATGCGTATGACGCCGGTGTACAAACCGGTAAATATTCTACGTATCTGAAACTGTTCTCTGGTGAGCTCTTCAAGGCTTATCAGAATCGCAACATCGCTTCTGAACTTTGCACTCGTCGTACTCTGCGTAATGGCAAGTCGATGCAGTTCATCTTCACTGGCGGTCTGGATGCTTACTACCATGTCCCTGGTTCCCCGATTCTGGGTGCCACGACTGATGGTGGTAGCACTGCAAACCAAATGCCGGTTGCAGAAAAGACGATCATCATGGACGACCTGTTGGTGTCCTCGACTTTCGTTTATGACCTTGACGAAGTGCTGGCTCACTACGACCTCCGTGGTGAAATTGCACGCAAGATTGGTTATGCATTGGCTGATGCATACGATCAAAAGATCTTCCGTGCTGCTGCTATTGCCTCTCAACAGCCCCGTGCTGTAACTGGTCAGAACTCTGGCGCAACTATTGAGATCGGTTATGCAAACCGTGCCGGTGAGTCCGGTCACTCTGCAAAGCTTGTCGATGCCTTCTATGCAGCTGCTACTCGTTTCGACGAGACCAACGTGCCTAGCGATGGCCGTGTGGCTGTGCTCCCTCCTAAGAGCTACTACAACCTGATCACTCAGGTCAGCAACAACATCATCAACCGCGATGAAGTTGGTACTGCTTTGCAGGGTGGCACTGGTGTGTACAGCATTGCTGGCATCAAGATCCTTAAGTCCAACAACCTGCCTAGCGCAACTGTTGCTCACGTCGATGGTGAGAACAACGATTACTCTCACACCGCTCGGAACTTCCAAGGCATCATTATGCACAAGGATTCCGTTGGCTGTGTTGAAGCTATCGGTCCTTCTGTTCAGACCACCTCTGGTGACGTGTCCGTCATGTACCAGGGCGACCTGATCGTTGGCCGCATGGCTATGGGTGCTTCGCACCTCAACCCCGCGGGCGCTATTGAGCTCGTGGCTGGTGGTGGTTCCTCCAACGCCAACCTGACTGCACGTTCTGAGACTGCTTCTCTGAACGAGCGCATCAGCGTTGTCTGATTTTTATATGGGAGTCCTTTCGGGGACTCCTTTTTTTTATATCTATACGACATGTCTAATCCTACTAACGCTGTGTCCACCGAACTGGATGCTGTAAATCAAATACTTAGCTCAGTGGGACAGGCACCTGTCACCACTTTGGATATGAAAAACCCTGAAGTGTTCATCACCCTTGAAACACTACGTGAAGTCAACCGTCAAGTTCAATCAGAAGGTTGGACCTTCAACACTGAAGATCATGTTGAGCTTCCATACAACGCTGCTATCAATAAAATCTCTTTTCCCGTCAATGCTCTAAGTGTTGACGCTAATGAAGATAAGTATCCTGGTAAGTATCAGATTGTCAAACGCGATGGTTTCTTGTATGACAAACGAGAGCACAGCTATACGTTTACTGAGAACTTAGTCGTAGATGTTGTCTGGTTGTTTGGGTTTGATGATGTTCCTAAAATAGTTCAAACCTACATTGTTAGTCGTGCTGCACGTCTAGCTTCTGTAAAACTTGTTGGTGATTCTGAGTTGTATCAACTTCTGCAAGAGCAGGAGGCTCAAGCACGCGTTGCACTTATGGAATATGAATCTAATCAAGGTGACTACAACATGTTCGGTTGTCGGGAAGGTGAACACTACGCCACCAGCTATCAACCGTACTCAGCTCTAATGCGATGACATCTATTTCACAAAAGATCCCTAACTTGTTTGGTGGTATTAGTCAGCAACCTGATACTAAAAAGGTACCTGGACAAGTAAGAAAACTAGTTAATGGGTACCCTGAGTTCGCCTTGGGATTGCTTAAGCGTCCTGGTGCTAAGTACGAACAAGATTTAATTGAGCCAGTTGTTAGCAGCAACACACCACAAGGGACGTGGTTTGAGATCCTGCGAGATTCCAGCGAAAAATATATCTGCCAATTTACAACTGAAACACTTAACAGTGTGACAGTTCCCAATGTCAAGATCTGGCGCATGAGTGATGGTCTTGAGATGTTTGTTGACCGCTCGCTGTTGCTTACAGAAGCTCAGTACAGCGGTGCCAATATCCAGGGTTCACTTGGCAATAGCTCACCGCCTGCTAACTCTTTGCAGGATGTTATTGACAAGTGGAACGCTTACTACACGGCTGTACTTGATGCTGATACTGCAACATCTTTGGTAAGTGAGATAAGTGATTATCAAACAAGCCTGCAAACCTACGCACAAACTTCTAACACAGCACAGGACACACAAGAAAGTAAATTCGAGACAACTTCTACCTTTGACTATGGCAATGTCCATTCATGGTTGAAGTGGGGTGTTGCTGTCAACCAATCTGATAGCACTAACTATTGGTTTAACGACGGTACCGTCACTACAAGTGCACCCTCTGGTTTTACGCAAGGTAATGAACGAACTGCTGATGTACCTCAACTAGCCAGTATTGGTTATAAATTTTATGAGGCAGTTGTAACTACAGCTGGCTCTGGTAGCGCTTCTACGCCAGCTACCTTTGCTAATAAATTTAAAGGTCCACGTGTTGAGCGTGGCACTGCTAGCACTGAGTACAAAGACTTTATTGACACCCTTGCCACATACAACTCTACAACAATTGGCACTTCTTTCGCTGCTAACTATCTGGGAGTATCGGATACAACGAACCTAGAGTTTTTAACTGATAACGATGTAACCTATATTCTCAACAAAGAGAAGGCAGTTGCATATACTTCTACTCAATCAGATTCTGGATTGCAAGATGCGTGGCTTGTAGAAGTCCGTGTTTTTGAAACCAGTAAACCTTATACAATCACCGTTTATTACCAAGACGTTGGTGGTGGCAATGCTGGACAGCACCCTGCAGCAGGCACTACATATAGCTCTACTACTGGTCTAGATGATTTCTACACCAAAGTGACTGAGAATGCTAATGATGGTCACGGTACACAGAGCTCTAACTACACAGTTACAAGGAACAATAATGCGTTCCTGTTTCGACCCGCTAGCGGTAAAGAGATTACAGATGTAGAAGTTCAAGGTGAAGGTCTTGATTACATTATCTCTATTAACAATGAAGTGTCAGATGTTTCACGTCTACCTCAGAGCGCATTTCACGGCAAAAAAATTAAGGTAGTTAATGTCAACGATATTGATATTGACGATATGTTTGTCGAGTATCGTGTCTCTGATAGTAGTTCTGCTGGTGATGCAGGTGAGGGTAGCTGGGTTGAAACAGTTGCTCCAAGTATTAACTTTCAGCTTGATCATAAAACGTTGCCACACCAGCTTGTACGGAATGGCACGTACGGTCACTTCGAGTTGAAGCCTCTTATCCAGACTTCAGATGGTACTTCTCTTTGGGAAGACCGCCGTGTTGGAGATGAGACTACAAATCCAGATCCTGCCTTTATTGGAAAGAACATTAACGGCATGTTCTTCTATCGCAACAGGTTCTGCTTTTTGACTGGATCTAACGTGATGATGAGTAGAGCCAACAAGCTCTATGATTTCTTTAATAAGTCAGCGCTAGCCGTAGGTGATGATGATCCTGTCAATGTAGCAGCTGTTTCGTCACGTCCTGTTGACCTGTCATATGTATCTCAAACATCAGTAGGTATGTTGCTGTTCGGTACACAAGAACAGTTCCTGCTTACCACTAACAACGACATTCTTAGCCCTAAGACTGCTTCTATTAATACGATTAGTAAGTTTGCAATTGACACTAAGCTTGAAGCTGAGTCGATGGGTACATCAACTGTCTTCTTTTCTAAGACAAAA